TTGTGGCGCAAGCGTTTTCCGCGTGTTGCCGACGGACCCAATGGTGAAAAGAGACAACTGAATGCCAATGCACTTGTGGTTAAGAGCGAATCAAAGTTCGAGACCCCTTTTGGCGGTGATTCAGATGACTTTTTGTACTGTGGTGCTCTTGATGCGATGCGCCGCCATGGTGGCAGTGAGGATGATTTCGAAAAACGAACCATCCAGTGGGGACCTGGTAATGCGGGATATTCCTTGCTGGAGAAATCTACTGGCCGAGTTTTCTTTGTTCCTGACGAGTACACACGTGCTTGGGACATGGAGATGCGAAGCCAGAAGTACCTCAATGAAGATGCACAAGAAACGCTGGATCGTGTTCAAGACGGTGCGTACTTTGATTCCGTCGATGCGTTTGATTACGCAGAGCGTTCCGAGCGAGAGAAGCGTGAAGATGAAGAGGACAAAATGGATCAGGAGGACCGTGAGCGCGATGAGGATCGCCGCCAGGCGCTGATTGATGAGGATGAGAAAATGAAGGAGTATGCGCTTGCTGGTTCAGGCATGGCTGCAGCTGCTCTTGGCATTGAGACTCAAGGACGAGTCGAAAGTGCCATCGTCCCGATCAAACCGCCCCCAGTCGTCTATGAGTGCCTTTGTGGCAGCACTGTGGTTGAACATCAGTGCCCATCCAAAATCAACGTCACCGGCATGTCGAAAGGTCAAATTGCTGAGCTGAAGCGTTTTGCGAGTCAGCCCACGCGAATCCTTGTCGATGCTGCCGACAACTCAGACCCAGTGAGTGAACTTCCAGCACCGCCTGCCGAGAAATCGGCAGCTGAACATGTGGCCGAAGCATCCCAACTTGAGGCCAAGCAATACATGCGTCAGGATTTTCAACCGGCGCCCGACAAGGCACCGGTCGTGGCGAAAGAGGCCGCGGTGCAAACACAAAAGAAGGAGGAGGAGGTGAAGGTCGTTGTTTCGAGACTTACGACCCCACCCCTGACACAAGAGCAGAAGAGCGCAAGGCAGAAGGCCAAACGGCTAAGGCTACGCGAAAAGAAAGCTCTACCTCAATTGCCGGTTCCATTGACAGAAGCCAAGCGAGGCCAAGCTCCCCAGATTGTCCCAACACTCTCAACGTCAGTGATGACGACGAAGAAGAAGACGTTTCTGGAAGCAGGGTTCCAGCGAAAGCCCAAAGTTTTGTGGATCATGAGCGACGAACTGAAGCAATTACCAGGGTGGTCGGAACACCAGACAGTCAGGGACTTCAAAACCAGGGAAGTGATTCCGGAAGTTTCAAGAAGGTACTGCACGATCCCGGATGGACGAAAGTTAATCTGGGATTCACGCACGCCCCAGACAGTAGAAGTGTTGCCGAAGCCTTTGCTCCCGGTTGCCGTATCGGCCCCTTCGTTGTCCGTTCTGTTAGGGAACGTGCTCTCAATTTCCCAAAGCGCCCCTGGATTTCCCAGCCAGGTGCTCCCGCCGAGTGGGCCAGTGCCGTTACAAGCAAATACGGTCAGCCCGCCTGTGGCGCTTTAGGGGAGAAGACTTCTTTCCTTGTACAAATTCCCTCTACTTTCAATCGCAGCCCGGCGCCGCCATTACCTGTGCAGCGCAAAGTTGTGGATGTTGTGGAAGGCCTGTATTCTAAAGCTAGGTGGTTCGCGTCCTTGGACAAGATCCCATCAGGCAGGGCACTGCGCGCTCTTGGAGAGTCGCAGTTGGAATTATGTATTGATCAAGCTTCGCCCGGTTATGACTATGTCTGGCAAGGTATCGGTTTGAATAAAGATATCAAGAACAAGCCAGAACTCCGAGCAACTGTTGTGGATCGTTATTGCGTGTTAATGGAGTCGGTTGCGGCTGGAAAGCCAATGCCGAAACCTGTC